CTTCGCGGATTTGGTTCTTGAGGAGGGAATGAAGATTTGAAGAGGACATTTTGAAGAGTTGAAGAGTTGTAGGCTTAGGGGGTACTCTGGAGTGATTCGTAAAGTCGATGAATTCGTTTTCAGAAAATCACGGAAAACGAATCATTAAGTATGGTTGATTGAGTATAGCAATGAATACCATACTACATGGGAATGCTGAAACACTCCTATCTACATTACCTTTTAAAGTTCATTTAACGATGACTTCGCCTCCATATTACAATGTCAAAGACTATGTTACATATTCATCATATGAAGCGTATTTGGAAACGTTGAAACGTATATTTACGTTAGTACTGGAAGTTACTCATCCTGGTCGAATGTGTTGTGTGAATCTGAGTAACATTCTCATTCCTCGCGAATCTAGAAATAAAGAGAGTAAGCGAATCCCTCTTGTGTTTCACTTTGTACCACTCATGGAATCGATTGGTTGGAAGTTTATAGAGGACATTCAATGGGTAAAACCGGAAGGTTCTGTTAAGAATCGTAACGGTGGATTCTTTCAACATAGACAACCTCTGGCATACAAACCTAATACTGTAAATGAATACATTTTAGTGTTTCAAAAACCATGTACTACGCTGATTGATCAGATTGTTCGCAGTTACACTGCGCAAACTGCAGAAGAGAGCAAAGTAGGTGAATATGAACGAACAAATATATGGTACATCAATCCTGAAACGCGAAGTAAACACCCAGCACCTTATCCAGAAGAATTAGTTGACCGCATTGTACGATATTATTCATACGTTGACGACATCGTTCTCGATCCATTTATGGGATCTGGAACAACGGCTGTTGTTTCAAAACGTCTGAATCGGTCATTCACTGGTTGTGAACTACATGCTGAATACATTGAGATGTCTACTGCACGTTTATTGAAGACAACTCCGATGGATCGAATACCTCCTCTTCGAATACCGGATATGGATACAGTAGAAGATCTGCGTACATGGTTAACTGCACAATCAAAAAGAATTATTAGTGCACTTGTTTCTTCTAATAAGAAAGAGACCAAATCTGAACTCATAACGCGAATCATTTCGGACTGGATGGCTCATCGGGAGTAATACGTTTCTTCTTTCGAGACGTTGATTTTGAACCGTTGAAATCACCAGACTCTTTTCCTTTACGTGCATGACACATCACGCAAAGTGTTTGGAGATTCTCAATACGATTGTCTTCATGATTACCGTTGATATGATCAAGATGATAGCAATCGGTTGGAAATATCAAATATACATCTTTGTCAACTGGACAAGCCCATCCTAAGCGACTATCGATATTATCACAGGAGTGTTTCTTAACAAACGTTATACCTGACAAAGAATTACCCTTTGCAGAAGCAGTCTTACATGGATTACATTGGTTATGGAACGATGGAATGTCTGGATTATCGCAATGACGAACAGCAACGAGACGGGTACACCCTATATTAGGACAAGGTGGAACGATTCCACCTTTACTAGTGTAGATCGCTATGTTACGAGAGAGTTTACTGGTAGAAGGCATTTGTAATAAAGTACAATGTTTTGTCGATGATTTCGTTTTCAGAAAAACGGATTCTGTAGAGCTCACAAAGTAGGGAAGCATGGACCCCCCACAGACTAAGAAGCAATATATTAAGAATCAGAAAGAGAAAGCCGCAAGCACTCATAGACTTGGAACAAAGAAACACGTTCGTCAACTAGAACAAAGAAAACGAACTCGCTAATAACAATAATATTAGAACTAACCGAAATGCCTATTCGTTGTACAGCTGCAACGATGAATGGACATCAATGTCGATGTAACGCTCGTCCTAATCAAACCTTATGTGGTCGCCACAACAATCCTAATGTTGTACTCTATAATCCAAATGATTTAATACGCGAACGTTGTATGAACTGTCGTAGACCACCTATGGTTGGTACGAACTATTGTAGACATCACGAACTATTAAGACCGCGTCCAGACCTTCCTCCAGAACAGCGATGTGTAGAACGACATTGTATGCGAATTGTACATGGATACAATCGTTGTAGAATTCATGAAGGACGATTCCATCGACGGGAACAAGCACGTGTCTTTAACGACATGTATCGTGATGGACTTAATAGATTTCTCAACGGTGTAGATACTTGGCAAGATGTTGTTATCCGATGGCGACATCAACAAAACGAACCTTTCGTAAATAACCATATACTCGAACAACTTGAAGTCACTCTAGCAAGAGATCAACGTATTCCCGAATTGTGGAACATGTATATGGGCCAGTGGGCACCGATGGATGAAGTGGGTCAAATTGCATGGGAGTTTGAGCAGCGAAATGATTGGCATGGTATGGATCGGAACGAACCTCCACGCGGAGAATTAGAAGCCTTCATTCGTGATGGTCAGAATGTGCATACCCGTTTCGTCACAGAGCAGACGAACTCGGCCCTTCAAATTCTACTAAACATGGACGTCCCTCCGACTCAGAAAACCGTTCTGGAATCACATATGAAATTCATGGAGTTCACTGCACTAGGTCGAATTCAAGACGTATCACTAGACATGATCGATCGAGTAGATCGCGATGTGAAACGGTGGTATCGTACAGCGACATGTCGAGTACAGGATGACTATCTCTATAAACGAGTACTAGATGGATTATGGCTCAAGATCAAAACCTCATCAGTACGTGACGAGCTTGTGATCCGTTTATGGCAAGAGATGGTCGATTCAGTTGGAATGTGTTGTGACGGACATATTAGTCGACTGACGAACGTCCTCTGTGGATTTGATGAAGCGTTTCAACCTGAACTCACACCAGGCGAGAAACTACAGAATCGAATGGCAGTCATTGCATCGATGGAAGGTGGAATCATTCTACAAACGGCTCACGCACTTGCTGCATTCAGAGAGTTCGATATTCCGCGAGAACAATGGGAAGCATGGGTAGATGCTCTATAAGTTCTCAACTACATACAATGAAACTTCTAACACTCCGACGATCGCGTAATCCTGCGAAGAAGTTTGATGCTATTTTTCAATATCCAAACGGTAAGACTCGACGAGTTTCCTTTGGAGCACGTGGAATGTCTGATTATACGAAGCATAAAAATGTCACTCGACGTGGACTGTATCTCAAGCGACATTCAGGAATGGGTGAACATTGGTCACGACCTGATACACCAGGTGCATTATCGCGATGGATTTTATGGAATAAACCCTCTTTCAAGGCAAGCGTAACAGACTTCAAGCGAAGATTTAATGTCTAAAAACGAATTCTGGATGACTACGAAACATCGGAGTACCCAGAGTAAGTCAATATGTCCTGTTTATGGTGTCAACGTCCAGTCGTCTTTTATGAATACCTTCGAGATACAGAAGATCATCGTTGGTGTTTCATTCATTTATCCAGTCATGGTATCGTTAAAGGAAATACTCCCGAAGAAGCTCGCGATTCATTCTATGCAGTTAGTGTTGCCAATATTCCTGTCAAAGTCAAACCTCGTAAACTTAAGATTTCTCGAGAACAGCGTACAACCACTGTTCCCGCTTCATTGTGCTGGTGGTAACTCGAACTAAATCGATCCAAGACACCACTTCCCCTTCAAAGTATCTATCTGTCAAATGATTGAATACATGTACGTAAGTAATCATGACTGTTGCAACAATGGTCCACTTCCAATCAAAGAAGGTCATCTTTTTCAACTGAGCGAGATGTTCTGACTGCGGGGCAAACGACGAGATAAGACATCTCGCTTTGTTCCACCTACGGACATATCATCACCTCCATCGGGAATACCTTCGATCGCACGTAATGCTTCTGCAACTCGTTCAGGTTGATCGGCAAATTGAAGAAAAAGCTGTTGACGAAGTGTTGAACGTTTCAATGCAGGTCGAGAGACACGTTCAGATCGAGCGATGGTTCCGTTAGCTCCATCCAGTACAAAGTTTGCGAGATCGTTGTTTTTCATGTAGTCAAGCACTTGAGTTCCCAGTGCTGTTTTTTGATCGCGAAGTGTTTTGATTTGAGCTTGAAGTCCACGAATCTGATCGTCGATTGCAATCCATGAACGAAGTGTATCCTTGATTTCGTCAGCCATTGTCTTTCTATTTGATTTTCATGAAAACCTGTTTAGTCATATATGATTTACATTCCACTTGGACGAGTCTGTCAAAGCACATGTCTAGTAAAAGAGCTCGATCTTCGTAAACAGGCGTACCCGTTTGATTGGATTACGAGTCCGATTGAAAGTATGGTTCAGTGTTTAGAAAATGACTTTGCAGGGTTTCATGAAGAGGTTCGTTTAGATCAAAACGACTGGACTAGAGATGAATCGCAAATTGTAGATAAACTTGGGTTTAGGTTTCATCATGATTACCCGACATCCTCAACACTTACGTTTGAAGATAACGAATATAGCGAAGATCCTATACGTTCTTCATGGAAAGAGTACTATCCAGTTGTGTATGATAAATATATGAGGCGGATTCAACGGTTTCGCGATGCGATGCGTGAACCGAATGTGATTGGTATTTGTAGACGTCCAGTTGAAGATTGTGCTCGAATTCGTGCTGCAATTCAAAAAACATACAATCGATCACTGATGATAGTGACCGATACAACTGAAACGTCTTCGGATCCAATGATTCGAACGATTGATTCTGGAAGTGATTGGTTTAATCTTGAACGTTGGAAATCAGAACTTCCATCGCTTGTCGCACTCCAGACAAGTCACGAAGGTAGTCATGGGTTCGTCGGCTGATCTCGTCTGCATCTGGTATGAATCGCAACGAGTCTTTCTCTGGCACCGTTGACAGAAGAGATTGATACTTGCTGTATGTTTCTTCGAATAGGTTGCTTTCTCCTTTTCAGTCGTAGTTTGAACGATTTCAGCCCATCGTTCAGGATTTTGAGTCAACGGTGTTGAGTTTGCAAACTCTTCTGGAGTCATTGTCGACATCAAATGGCGATACCTAAATAGATCAATCGATCGATTGCGATATAAGTTCACAAATACAGAATTCTCCCACGATTGATCGATGAACCATTTTTGAGCGTCCGCTACACATTTCTTAAGAATCGCAGTCTCGACTTCATTTGAATCGAATCGATCACGAACCAGTGTTCGTAATGGATGTTCAACAAACACATTGGATGCGTGAACAGTATGAACTGGAATCAATTCGCGATCGACTTGAGGAACATCTTCATCTTCCTCTTCAACAACGGCTTCACCTGCTTCTTCCTCTTCTAATTCCTCTTCCTCTTCTTCATCTTCTTGAAAGGTAGAGGAATTATAGAACTCATCATACTCTGCTGACCGTAAATCGGTGTATTGATTTGCATGTGCGTCGTAATCATCTGCGCTCATGTTCGTCGACTTCATGACTACGATTGTTCCTGAAAACAAGTCATCATTGAAAGGAGGTGGAAGCATATGTTGATTCACGTTTTCTTCGTCTTCTTCGCATGCAACTGCAAACACTGAATAGACGTTTTCATCGTGAACCATTTTACCTTGAAATTGCATGAGTGGTTGCTTAGTCTTCTTGCGAAGCCATTCGAGAACATCGGATGTCTTTGCGGGAAGGGCGGTTTCGGTCAACGTACCTGAGGTTGAAATAAAGAGTGTTTGTACCATTTGCTCCTCATGGTCTTAAGATGTGTAGATTCATTTTCCAAAAAGTTTAGCTGCGTTTGTAAGTCCTGCGGGCAGATTTGTAGGCAGATTTGTAGGCAGATTTGTAGGCAGATTTGTAGGTAGTGTCGGAGCAGGAGCAGGAGCACTACTCGAAGACTTATTCCATGAAAACATTCGATTTAATCCATTCGCCATCCTTTGAATAGGTCCATCTTTCTGAACGATCAATGCGAGTGCAACTACAACTGCTAAAAAGGCGATCAAAATGATTCCGAACCAGAGTGCGTATTCATTCAATGAAGTATCGACTTTGAACTTCGGCATCTTAAGACTTGGTAATTTAGGAGGGCACTTTGCTTCACCAGGTGAATACACTACATTTGAAACTGAGAATTCGATCTCACGAGGAGTTACAGTTCCAATGGTTTCCCTAATTCTATCAATATCTTGACCTGAGATTCCAACTGGGTTCTGAAAAAAGATGACTTGCGGACCTGCAGTTGATCTCCATCCGTACAACAGTTCACATTGAGTATCGGATTTCACAAAGAGTTCATAATTACCATTGACCCATGTAAAATAGGGATCCGTTCCTTTAACAAGACTGGCAACCGACCAATCTTGTCCAGTGGATACTGTTTGAGTTGCATAAGTTCCTTTTGAAGGATCGATGATTCCTAATCCTTTTGCTGTCGCTGGATCCAATGCACCTGCAATCGCAGATAAAAAGTCAACTGAGTCACCCATGTCAATCTTCATAAGCGGAATGAGTAACCACATAGAGTTATTTGTACTGACACAGTGTAGCACTGCATCGGATTGAGTATGTTCAACACTCATAGGAGAAGGTACATAAACTATAATCGTTTCAAATACAGCAGTGGTTCCGTTAAATGTCACCGTGAATGGAACCGATGGTTTCAAGATGAGATAACCACGTTCACGCGTAACTGTAATCACTGAACTTGTAGTCGTTTGTAAAAGGTTCAAGGAACATGAACTACATTGTTGTGAACCTGCAATCGTCAGTTGTGCGTTAGCAGTTTCAGGTCGAGGTTCAAAACGATATTGTTTGATACAAAAGTTAGCCCATGAAAAAATACTCCCACCGTTACCCATTGTTCTAGTATGGATAAAACAAGTCTACGGAAGAGAACAAGATGTCATCTCCATCATTAAATGAACCGCGTGGGCTTCTCAACTGGTGGCAAGGCTTAATTCTTGCCGCAAGTAGTGCCTTAATTGGAGTGGTTGCAGCTCTTTTCATTCTCAAAGGAGGAACGGGTCCTTCAAAAGGTCCTGGTTGGGCTATGCAACTCTTACGTTTTATTCCTCATTTCCTCATGTTGTTTGGAATCTTAGCGGATGCGTTCACATATGAGGGAGTCTATTGGACTGGGACTGCAGTTGGAGTTACGTCTACGCTAGTTGCTCCGTATATAAAAGCAGCTATTCTTCGATTGATCTCAGCCATTCAAGAACAATTAAGTGCATCTAAAGCAACACCTACTAAAGGAGGTGTCATTGAAGGTGAATATCCAGGATTGAACATGTTATCGATGGACAATGAAGCAGCTAATACGGCTGAAACATTGATTGTAACGGCAAGTATTTTGTCCTATTACATCTTTGACTTAGTGACCAATCTAAGTGTATTAGATGCTGCAGGTGCAATTGTCGCATCCTTCATTCTATTTGGAGGTCAAATGTTTGCGATTGAAAATGGTACTGATAAAGCAGCTTATTCAGGAGCGTTGGGTATTTTGATTGGAGGTGCGTGTTTCGGCATGTTAAGTTCAATCGCACCTCAATATTTACCGTCTGCTGCAATTCCAGGAAGCAAGAGTGGAAACGCAGGATCAACGGGTCCAGGACGAAAGGGACTTCCTATGAGCGCAGGAGGACCAGGAGCACCAGGAGGTGCGAACGCACTTGCGACTACGAATGGAGCACCAGGTTCTGCAGCTACATGCCCTCGTTAAGATGCGAGTGCCTTTCGACATAATGTATAAAACATGATCCCAGACGAACCTGTATACCGTGCAATTTCAACTCCATTCTTCAAAAACAAAATAGTAGGAACATGTGTAATCTTAAACTTCTCTGAAATTCCCTGTGGATCGTCTTTGATGTTGATACCAATGAAGTAAATACCTGGAAATTCCTCAATCAAATCCGCAAGTATCGGTTTGATTGCGGTACAAGGTTCGCATGTAGGCGACCAAAAATGGTAAGCAATTAGGGGAGGAATAGAGTCCATACTACTATACTTAGATTAACTTGTAAACTCTACTCGGTCTTTTCGATATGAACGGTTGTCACTTCAGCTCTAAACATGGTCTGACGAGCGATGACTTGTTTCGTCAATGTGACGTTTCGAGTTTTACAGAGTTCTACAAATGCCTTCAATAAATGTTTATTCACAACGTCTGTATCAAGTGAATTTAACGAAGTTCGTATCCATTGAACGAGTTCAGTTGAAGAAACAGGTGGACTCATCAGGGCTAGAGGACATCCTGGAAAGAGTTCATCGGTCGGTCGAGCGGTCGGAACTTCAATGATTCGCCCTTCAATACTGGCACGAGCCATGCGATCGACTACATCGTTCTGTTTCGAGATATCGTCTTCTCCTCCTGTGTGTGCACGAACATGATGAAATCGATGTTTGAACTTACCTAAATGTCCTGCAATTCCTTCAATCAAATCGCGATGAAGTACAGGTTTACCCATTGATGTTTTCCAGTCTCTTGAAACCCAGCCAGGCATCCATTCAGTCAGACATTTGATCGAGTACTCTGAATCCGTATACACAATCAATAGTTCATCGAATGCGCCTTGTGTAGAGAGAATACAGAGTGCCTGATAAATCGCGGTCAGTTCAGCTCGTTGATTCGTCTGTGACTCACTATCAGGAACTCGTCCTGAAGTAGACCATTCAGGGTGTTCTGGAAACCAAACTGCATATCCAGCTTTTGCATCTTTTCGTCCATTGTTTGAACAAGCTCCATCTGTGAATACACGCATGCTCTATATACTCTGTGGATCCAGTATTCCTTTTTCATACGCATGCGGATCTTCCCAGAGTCGAACATCGAGATCTCCATTGATTTCTGGAATATGTGTATACGCAGGCATTCGAGTGACAATACATCGCGAAACAATGGCAGGTTGAAGAGTAGGTTCTTCAATGTGAAACCAAATACGACATCGAAAGGATCGTTGTTCTAAGCTTCTACGTAACATCTGTTGACAGGCTGCAGATAAAAAATGAGCATGCCAGACCATCAATACGCGAATACGAATACTAGAATGTGAGGGTGCAAAGGACATCCATTGACTAATTGAAGGTGCAAAATCATCAATCGAGTTCATAGTAGATGCGTCAATCTCTTCAAAATCACAACGAGAACGGTTTGCGATTACGTAGGATTTCCATACACTCTGTGTGGACCGATCGTTCAAGGGTTCAAACAGAATACGATGAGGTGGTGGAAATAAAGAGAGAGCCATTGTTCATTAGGGGTGTACTCTACGTAGATTGATTAAACAACACGTTTCATTGGAATGTCTGTTGAAACAATGTAAAGACTGTTCTCTGTCATGATAATGATCGCTTTCTCACTGACGAGTCGAGTCATGGATTCAATGGGTGAAGTGTATTCTGTGTCAGATTTGACAAGACACTTGCTTTCTGGTGAAACTCCAATGCAGCATGTCTTAGCCACACTATCGTTATAGTAATCTAAAAATATTGGACGATCGTGCTCGATCGCAAGCTTTGCTGCATGAATCATGACAGTGGCTGAAGGTACGCTCATTTGTGAGAATACGAGGTTGTGTTTGCGTTTATTTTAACGCTAAGTCGCTTTCACTGAGTCTTCCAGTTTGAATCGTGATTTCATAGACAATGAAAGGGTTTCCGTTCGAGGAATCTTAAGAATTTCTGCAACCTTTGGTTTTACCTCTTTAACTTTAGGTGCAACGGCTGCTAAGAATCGAACAAGGTGATCTACATGTTCCTCAACAGGAGGTGTTTTCTTCTGTAGGATACTCTCGCGAAGGTCGTCGACGATTGTGGAGACAAAGGTTGACATGGTTGTTTCTGGAATCAGACCTCGTGAATAGAGTTCAGAGGTGTAGACTGCGAAGCCACGTTTCGTTTCCTTTTGTTTCGTCCATGCGATCAATGCGTCGTCAAACCCTGCATCCGAAGAGGATGGAACAATGGTGACTGCTGTCATATCATACAATGAATCGAACATCGCTACTTGAGTTTCAAGATCATGACGTGCATCTTCTTGCAGTTTTACAATATCTGAATAGAGATCTGCTAATAAACTCGCATAGAAGTTCTGTCGAATGCCTCGATCAAATAGTAACGTTGTGACACGAAGGCGAAACATTGCATCTCGTGCTGCTAGTTTAAGAGTAATCATCTCGCACAACTTGGAATACGTTGGCTTCGACAGTTTATTGATCGCTGCATTGATTTCATCGTAATCAGGATCATCTTTCTCACGAACTTTTCGTAATGTTTCGACGAGAATGTTCTGTCGCCAGTTGACAGGTTCTGCAGGAGGGGGTTCGCGACGTGGTCCTCTACGGAAGACAGGGCGAAAGGAAGTTCGTAATTTAGAGAAGATCTCAATTACGGAATCGGGAAGGGGTTGTTTAAGAGAAGGACGAAGAGCATAGATTGAAGAGATTGTGAGTGACTCCATTTCGGCGCTCTCGTTTCCTTGTGGACTACAAGGATTCATTTTCTGAAAACGGATTTTCGATACAATTACAAGGATAGGAGTGGTAAAATGACAACAACTCTTCCTATCAAATGGGTACTCTGGTACCACGATCCTTCCAACAATGACTATAGTCTTGAAAGCTATATCCGTATTTATGAAATCACTACCGTTGAAGAATTCTGGAGTCTAATTGACGGAATTCCAAAAGATGTATGGGAATCAGGAATGTTCTTCTTCATGCGTGAAGGAATTCGCCCGTTATGGGATGCACCTGAAAATGACAAAGGAGGTGCGTGGTCAAAAAAGATCGATGCGTCGGATACGCATACGGTCTTCATTGATTGTATGGTACACTGTATAGCGAATTCATTTCTTAAATCTCAAAATGAAACGATTGCAGGTGTTACAGTGAGTCCTAAAGGACAGTTTCACATAATCAAAGTGTGGAATCTAATGGCGACAATCTCCGACCGTCGTCTCTTCAATCCGAGTCTTAAAATGAAGATCGGTGATGATATCGCATATAAAGCTCATAATTTGCGACCCAAGTAACGTCTTCGAGTACGATACTTCTTCTTTCTTCCAGCCTTTCGAGTGAGCGCACCTCTTATTCCGAGTGTGCGTACTCGTTGTATATACTCTGATTGAGCCGCATCGGCTTCTTTGAGTAACTTCTTTTTCTTTTTAGGATCGGACGTTTCAGATGCAGCTTGAAATAGACGCAGTGCTTCAGGATCGACTACTTCTTTTGAAAAATCAGGTTTGGGTGGAAGTGCCATTACTATTTGAACATCAAAAATTGCATAGTAGTAATGGCTGTCGCATATACAGTGGGACGATTTCAGCCTCCGACGATTGGTCATGCTAAACTAATTCAAGCAGTCAAAGATACAGGGAAGGCGTTTGTATTCGTGTCGTCAGTTAAACCTTGTGGAAAAGAAGCTGCAAACAATCCATTGACTTCGACTGAAAAGATCAAGTATCTCAAACGTATGTTTCCCAGTGGAGTTGAATTTATCGATACAGCTGACTGTGATCCTGGATGTGGCGGTCCTCTGGCTGCATACAAATACTTGAAAGCGTTTGGATATGAAGATATCACACTGATCGCGGGTTCAGATCGAGCTCCTATTTTTGGTTCTGATGCACCCATATGGAAATCCGTCGAAACTCCACCGAAGTTCAAAGGTCTGGACCGTGAAGCTGCGGATAAAGTCAGTCAGATGTCAGGAACAAAAGCACGTGGATTCGCTAAAACAGGTGATTTGAAAAGTTTTACAGCTGCAGTCATGATCGGAAATATGACAGCTGCAGACGCAAAAGAACTCTACGACTTACTTCGAAGTAAGAAGGGTGGAGGAGAGTGTATAAAAGGTGAAGAAGTTTCAATGTGGTATGCAGACGATGAAATGGTCGGTGGTCGTCGAACTCGTCGACGTAAACTCAAGACTAGACGTTCTAGGAAGAACAAGGCATCAAACAGAGTTTAATATCGCCTAGATTTGCAATTGCATATCGAATCATTAAGAACCAATCATTTTTCATATGAATCTCCAAGTTATTCGAAAGGTTCGAACACTTTGTGAACAAGACTAAATGAGGAAGCGAAAATGTACCTGAAACGATATCGTCAGGTTTAGTTTTACTAATTGCCATATCTGAAGTTGAATCGCCCATTGTTACGGTTTGAGATGCAAATGGACCTTTGCAAGTGAACGTCAACGTACTTCCTACATTCTTAACATCGACTGTTTTTGCACTGAGTAAGGTCATATCGCGACAGATCTTTTGAAAATCCATTGAAGGCATTGTGATGCGCGTGGCGAATTCCGTCTCGGGCATATTAATGTCAGCTTCATCTCGATCAAGCAAGTTGAGTTTATTTCGAATCCTACGTTTCTTCTCCCCGTTTTCGAGAGTAATATACAGATGATTTGATTCGGATTTTGAGACTGAAAAGGTGATTGTATCATCGTTGGTAGCTGTCTTGACAATACGGTAAAAGTGATCCGTATTCAAACCGACATCGAGTTTCGGAGCGGGATGATTGTATTCATAGTGTTCGAATTTCGAAGCATGAAGCCGCATATGAGTCAATACAGTGCGTGTATTGTCCATTGCGATCATTCGAATACCGTCCTTATCGAACACTAAACTCATCTCGACCAACATTGACTTCAATCCTTCAGCTAGGATGCGAATCTGGGCAGTTTGAACTGTTTTTGCAATCACTAGATCGTCGTCAGTCATTTATTCAATGCTTGCGACTTCTCCTGAAAGTCGATTGACGCGACTTACCTCCGAATCGTTTATTGGTTCGACTTGAATAACTGAAGCTAACTGGGGGTTGTTTAGCTTTTCGTAGACGGAATTGCTGACCTACCCTACTTGGTCCACCATAACTAGTCTTCTCTGGAGGAGCTGGAGGAGCTACAGGAGCTGGAGGAGCTACAGGGACCACTGGGGCTGGAGGAGCTGCAGGTACAGTGACGGACTGTATATTTGGAACCACTGCAAGATCAGCTTCTACTTGATTGTAATAATCGAAGTACATCTGTAGTTCATTCTCTATGTCGATAAACCAAGTTTGAGACGCTGAAGTAGGACGCTCTTTCTCTAAGGTTTCAGCAACGTCATTTGTACTTGTTTCAGTGGTTTCAAGGAGAGTTTCAATCGGTGTCATGATTCCAGAACGTTTAAGCGCACGTTCATCTCTTGCTTTATTTGCTTGAGCTCGTTTGAATTCAAGTGCGTCCTTTGCAATGACTGCATCTTGTCGAGCACGTATTTGATTACGCTTTCGAGTGTCTGCAGCTTTACGTGCAGCTTTAGATCGATTCTTCTTGCGTTTGCTTTTAAAGAACGGACTGGACGGGTTTTTCTCTTCGGTTTCAACGTTCATTCGCAATGATTCGAACTTTTCTCGTGCAGCGTTGAGTTTGAGTTGAAGTTCAGGCGGGATCTCTAATGTATCGGCTGTAGAAATTGATTCATCGAAAGGTGGAGCATTGATTGGGCTTAAAGGTCTTATAGGTTCAACAGGTTCTATTACGGATTGATCTTTATTATCAGTTTTAATAGGTTCTACTACGGATTGAGGTTGAGTAACTTGTTCAGCAGGTTCTACTACGGATTGAGTTTGAATAACTTGTTCAGCAGGTTCTACTACGGATTGAGTTTGAGTAACTTGTTCAGCAGGTTCTATTACGGATTGATCTTTATTATCAGGTTGAGTTTGAGTAACTTGTTCAACAGGTTCTATTACGGATTGAGGTTGAGTAACTTGTTCAGCAGGTTCTACTACGGATTGAGTTTGAGTAACTTGTTCAACAGGTTCTACTACGGATTGAGGTTGAGTAACTTGTTCAACAGGTTCTACTACGGATTGAGGTTGAGTTTGAGTATCAGGTTGAGTTTGAGTATCAGGTTGAGTTTGAGTATCAGTTTTAACAGGTGCAGCTTTCATCCATTCAGCTTTAAATGCTTGATTTGCATCTAGAAAGACTTGATTAATCTCTTCGCGTACTTTCAGCGCATCTTGAAAGAGTGAATCTGCATCTGCGACAAGTACAGGTGAATAACGAAGAGGCATTGTTTTAACCTTGAACCTCCACCACATGAACGCATTGAAGACGGGTAGTAGAAGCGTAGCTACGCGGTCTTCTTTAACAGTGACAAGTGTTTTGAAAGCAGTCTGAGGTCGTGGATCGGATGGTTTAAGCGAGTAGAGTTTTGATGAAACACGTTTCTCAAATGTCACTTCACCGCCTCTACGAATACGAAACGTTCGATTTCGACCTCCTTGTTGTTTACGAGTTTCGATTTCACTCTTACGTTTAGCTAACCTTGTTTTCGCTAGTGTAATAGGATTGTATTTTTTAAATACACTACCTCGATCTGGAATGTATTGATCGCTTTGAGCTTTGAGAATTGCTTCATTCACAATCTCATCCAGTGTTTTCTCAGGTTCAGGTGGAACATTTACGGTAACAGGTGCAGGATCCTCTCCTGAAGGTTGCTCAACAGGTGTAACCTCAGCAGTTGCAGGAGCAGGAGCGGGCTCAGGTGTAGCAGTCGTAGCAGCAGGTACAGGTGCAGGAGCAGCCTCAGGTGCAGGTGTAGCAGCAGTAGTGGTTTTAGGACGTCCAAGTGAATAGGCTGCTGAAATGGCTGCAAGCGCAGCTCCTTCAGCTACAAGTAATCCAATCGTGCCTGGATCCATTATCTTCCCTACGTAAAAAAATCAAATCACTTCAACTACCCGTAGTATAATGGAATCTGTTACATATGTAACCGCACTGTTTGATGTTCGCAAACGCGAAGGAACTCATCTCACTCAGTCTAATCATTATTGTTTGATAGATGCATATCTTGAAACTGCTAAGACTCTACTCGATACACCCTTTCCATTTGTGATTTTTTGTGAACCTGAATTTGAAGCTCCATTGCGAGCCATACGAGGAGATCGACCTACACAGTTTAAAGTATGTACCTTCGAACAGCTTCCCTTTTGGAGCTTGTTTCCGACGATCTGTAGTAACAGGGAAGAAAATCCAGTGTTTTTTGTAGCTCCTGAAAAGTTCACACCGTATTACTACTATATCATCAATCATAAGGTCGAGTTCGTTCGACAAGTTACTGAGGAAAACCCGTTTGCAACTGAATGGTTTGCATGGGTCGATGTTCGAATTACGCTTCCTTCGACTCATTTGAATGGATTAACTCAATGGTGGCATCCTGAACGCGTGAATGTTACTATGATGAGTCGAATGGATCATGATCGAATTAAAGATCGATATACATACTTTCGCAACAATCACGGATGGGTTGCAGGTGGCTTCTTTTCAGGAAAGCGAGCACCGTTACTTGAATTCACTCAACGTACCATCTCCGAATGGAAACGAGCACTTGAAGAACGATATTGTCCATCGGATGAAACGATGCTTACGTATGTGGCATGTGCTGATCCTAGTACTGTTTCAGCGGTTGCAATAGGCGATTATGGTGATTTAATACGTAATCAAGCAGCTGTTTGTAATAATCAAGATCGAGTCTACTATTTTCAAGAACAAACACTGATTTATGATGATCCTCATAATTCGATTCAAGCAGGAGAGAGTTTACGTAGAGCGTATCTCTCAGGCGTTCTTCCTCCAATGGCAAACCATGAACACTTTCATATTTTCTACAGATTGATGTTAGCGTATGAGAAACTACATCAGACTGAAAAGGCGTTAGAACGTAGACAAGAACTTCAAACACGGATCGAACTTCGACCGATGGTTGAGTACTTTGCGCGTCATTTACTTGTTTTTCCGTGTGAATGCCTTGCCTGATCGTGCACGTGCAGCCTTCTTACGGGATACAATGCGACCATACTTGTTCATTGCAAGATCACTCTTGGTGAGGCCACCAGGTGTCTTTTCAGCAGTTCCATTCCACACTTTACGACGAGAACCGATTGCACGTTGAGTCTTCATTATGAATCATCTAGAAAGTTTCAAACGAAAGGGGAGAGGCCTTCGTTGTACAGTTGTGTCTATTTCGCTGAATCCAGGAGGTTCAACTTGACCGCAATATAAGGATTCAGTCCATGCAGTCGGAAAATCTCGAACCGTTTCCCGCGCTCCTCTAGGTCCTTTTCCAATATGAACGAGTAGTTTGTTACAAACTTTAGGATAGATTCGACAACTCAAAAAGTTCTGATCCAATGCAATTCCGCGATCTTCAGGGTTAAGTTGATAGGCTTCATATTCTTTGCGAATGTTCAGTCCTGCAGATTTACGCAAAGCCCATAATCCACCCATTAACGACGCAGAGTGCTCTGTATGATCTCGAATGGTATGCGCTACGAAAGGCGAGTTTACGAAATCCATGATTGCCCAACGATCGCGTGAGTGAACTCTAGAATCTGCATCACGTACCACCATGAGTTCGACAGAAGGATCATCGATCGCATAAAAGCGTTCGATCATGTTTTCAATTCCAGTCTTTCCAGTGAAATGAAGAATCACATGTGGTGCAGTCTGGAGTTTAACAATCATTTCAGAGGTGACGTCGGATCCGATATAAATGAAAATGAACCACTCTGGAAAATGACGGCGAATCAATTGAATGTTTTCCAACATGCATGGATAATATCGAGGGTTATAAGGACCGTATAAACAGAACGAGAACACGTTCATCTTATCTTAGAGTAGATTAATGATTTCGGGGATAGGTTTCGCAGACACTTGTCAATGGGTTGTGGATCCGCGATATCCCTCAAAGCCTGTATTTTCTAATTTTAAAGCAAAACACGGTGATCGGATCTTTATCAATGGCGATTTTGTGTTTCGATTTGTAGACCATTTATCTAAGATACGAGTGCATCTACGGAAATATGTATACGTCATTCATAACTCAGATGAGGCATTTGATGCTTTAAAACTTGAGGCATTGCTTCCAAGTGCCATTCATATCTACGCGATCAATACAACGGTTCGTCATACACGATTAACAACAATCCCTCTTGGATTTCCAGATGCAGCCATTCCATTTGTACGAACGTTTGTTCGTCCAGAGGTTGCGCGTGATATTAAAATCTATATGAACTTTTCAATCGATACCAATGTTCAAAAACGCACTGACTGTTGGAATACTTTTAAAGACGATCCTCGTGTAGTGATTCGATCGAATCGAACAGGCGATGAATATTATGAAGATCTTTGTCGATCCAAGTTTGTTCTGTGTCCCGAAGGAACTGGAATCGATACCCATCGAGTATGGGAAGCACTTCATTGTGGCGCTATACCTGTCGTACTACGAAATCCACTTAATGAGTTCTATACACAGTACCCGATTAAGATCGTAGAGAGTTGGGAACAGATGTAAAACTGCGTTATATAATACAAACCATATATGTATATATAAAATATAATGGAGTTTGATAAGATTAATAGTAAATACAATACAGAATTCACAAATAAACTACTAGCAAATAAGCACATATTCTACGAAATCTATCAGGCATGTGGTAATACACATAGTGGATCAGGATCTTATTTATTTGATGGAGGACCATATAGTTATTGTGATCTAATGTATGAAAAACAAGAACTGCTCTTTAAGAGTGTAAAAGATGCAGAGAACGTCCTAGAAATAGGGACCTATATAGGACATTCGTTATTGATTATGTTACTATCTAATCCTCAGTTGAAGATTACATGTATTGATATCGATAACCGCTTTACCGAACCAGCGGTTAAGGTATTGAACAAATATTTCAATAATGTGATAACGTTTATTCATAGTGATAGCTTGACTGCATTGAAGAGTTTAAATCAACGATTTGATTTCTTCCATATTGACGGTCATCATAGTAACGACTATATATCGAATGAATTTACATTAATTCAACCACTGAATAATCGCACTGATATATTACGAATTATATTCGACGATCAAGTATGTATGGTAGACTTACAAAACAAAATTGGTAGAAACTATGTCATTATTAAGAAGGTTATTCCAGAATGTAATTGGAATAATGTATATTATGAGATTAAGATCTAAAATATACTGCTATACTTTTAATGAGACTTCAAGACTTCAAAGTCGTCTATATATGTCCCGATCATAACGATAAATACCATGCGCGAAAAGTCCATATGGAAACATTGTTAATGGATCTTGGATTCAAAGACGTTGTTCATTACAAGTCGGGAACGTATTCGTATCCGAAGTGTTTGAACGATGCGACTGTTGATATTCTGACAACGTATCGATATGAACCCATTCTTGTACTTGAAGATGACGTTGAGTTCACGGGGATCAGTGAGTTTGAGTTCGTACATGGAGCGGATGCAATCTATTTCGGGGTCAGTCGCTGTGCAGGTCATCCAACACTGAATAAAAATGAAGGAGTCTGTGTCTTCAAACCGTATTCCGAGACTCAAGTTCGAGTTCTCAATATGTTGAGCGCTCATGCAATTCTCTACATCACTTCACAGTACAAAGAAGCAGTGTGTGAAAAGTTACGATCTACCAATGGGTTTAACGATATCGCAATGAGTCGAATTCAACCACTGTACCGAATTCTTGCGAATAAAACACCTTCATTCTTTCAATCTGCAAAGTTCAATGCGCCTGATCACAATGAAGCCTATACTCGATTCAAACTAGAAGGTCGAATTCAATCATTAGACGAACCTCCGATCTATTGGTTTATTAAACGGTAGAATGGCTCCTTACCATGATGTGTCATCCAATAGTTTCCACACTTCTTGATATCGTCTTGAAGGTTTGATGGATAAAACGATAGGAACAGTCTTGAAAAATCATACACCTTCGTCTTCATTTCTTCGTATTTTGCTTCAAGATATGTAGGAGTGATTTCAGAATAATCATTAGTCCAAAGAACTGGACATGCTCGATACTTTTCTTCGGTCATTGGATGTCTTTCAATAATTGGAATACATCCTGCAATCAGCGCCTCGTAATGACGATGACAGTCAATTCCATTTCCTTCAGGAGAAATGACAAACTTATAAGAGGGCAACGTTTCGAAATACGTATCAGGTGAAATTTCTGAATTCAGAATTCCATTGGAAGCTAGTGTTGCAAGTATAGAACATCGATTCTTTCCAGAAGATCGACGACGTGAATCTGTATATGGATTCAACGCACAAAGAACTGTTTGCGAATGATCTCCAACTGTAAACGTACCTGTATATGTATAGTTCATTCCGATCGGAAAGGGCATCCATGCATCATTTCCGTCTATAGAGGACGCTTGTACGATCAGTTCACGAGGCCGTTTATAGGTTCGTTGCCAGTCTGTCAAACTAAGTTTATACTGAATATAGTTCACAGTCAAATACTTCTCAACAATATGTCTATGCATGTAATCGAAATCTGTATGTGTCATTAACCACCCAGACTCATCGTGAACTCGATGTTGATACTCCATATTATCTACTACAAATAGCGTCCCATTCATATGAAACATAGTATATAGTGTAAAATACTGAGAGTCATAACATCCTATTTGATCGCATGTCGGTTTATCACTTAGTATATCAAATCTAGAGAGAAATTCTCGAGGGATGATTGAATTCATTGTGTTCATACATGTATCAATATGAGGGTAAAACTGTCTGACATTGTCTTTAGTTATAGGTATATTACACCAGTTACGGAAGTTAAAGTTTGGAATAGCACTGCAGGGTAAAAACACGCACGATGATGAAAATGAGTATGACGATATAAATGTCTTAAAGGCTTCAAAATAATTACAATCTGCAAAATTGTCACTATCTAAAATGGCAATATAGTCGGATGTTGCATACGACGCAGCACGGAGCTTGTTCTTCAACATTCCGAGACGGGATTCATTTTGGTAGACGCGGAGTTTTGGATGAGAAAATGCTTGAGTGATTGCAATATAATCCTCACCTGTTTCATCAACAATCACCAATTCATTCACATGCGGATTCTCAAGGTACTTGGGAATCGACTCCTTTAAAAATGAGAATCGACGCATAGTTGGAATACATACACTAATACTAATTGGACGCGCGATAAGCATATTATTATCACATGGGTTTCCCCCAGACAGTATCTTTAGAGTAAATATGTGAGACGTACACACCTTTTTCCATTCTTCAATCTTGTTTCTGAATCGCGGAATGTCATTATGATTAATATCCTCAATCACATAGATTCCTGTAGGTTTCAGTTTATGAATACTATTTTCAAAGAAGGTAACATTCGCATCAAATGTATGGAGTCCATCATCAATGATAATATCCATATCAGGTAAGGACTTCCACATAGCCCGAATAACAAACGGATTCAATTGATCACAAAACACAGTACGGATTCGGTCTTCCTCAAATAACACATTTTTATCAATATCTGCACCATAAATGGTTGACTGTGGAAAGTAGTCACGCCATCCACGAAGAGATGCACCAGGACGTCCGTTAGGTCCCATATTGGCTGGAATGTTTGTATTATTTGTACCGATTCCCATCTCGAACACGTTCAATGTCTGATTAGATATTGTATTGAACATCTCATGATAAACTTCCGTATAGGTATGATGTGTTGAGTCATTTTTACGCGGACCTTTGTCACTACCATACTTATCCATAAGCGGACAGAGCGGAGTTGTATACGCCATATGGTTTGAGTCTAAATATACTATATAGTGTAAATAGTAAGTATTTTTTTAACGAATCTTCGTAATAACAAGCTGTGTATTTTGTATAGGTTGTAGATTTGAAATACGTTTATGATATGCAGAACGAAATGCATCAATTCCTCGTTGTGTTAAGTCTGGTCCACCCCAACCATAGTCATCAAAGATCATTGTTCCGCCTACTTTGAGTTTTCGAAACGAAAGCACTGCATCTTCAAGTACATACTCTGGCTCATGATTTCCATCAATGTAGATTATATCGAAAAAGTCATCTTCAAATTTGGGGATTTCGATATGAGAGAAACCGCGAACAACTGTGATCTTTTCCTTCTGTCCGCTATTCTCAAGGTTTCGCGTGAAGGTTTCATAGACTGACTCTTGTTGATTCTTATACTCAGGATAGTCTACATAGTCAGTCCACGGATCAATACAATACATACGACTCTCAGGATGCGATGCATAGGTTTTTCCTACTGAAAACAAATTTGCACCATAAAACGTTCCAATTTCTAGATAGCGAATAGGTCCATTCGGTGCAGGTACAATTCCAAACCAATTATCCGCCATACGATACGAAACACCTTCAAATGACATTCTTATGGTTAGTATACTAACTCAATACTCTAAGTCAAAATCAATCATTCTCCATTCAGGTATATCAAATGTAGATCGTGTATACCATAATTGTTTTTTAGAATGTTGTGGATACATTACTTCTGAAAAATAGGATAACAACCCAATAACTGTTGAAAAACTACCATGTGATAAAACGACATGTTTACATGTACTTCCAAACTGAATCGTTTCAACTTCAGATACACGAAGTAATTTTGCATTAGGATATACGTCTACAATACCTGTAATAATACTATCCTCAAAATCGTCAGACGCAATATAAAGAGTATCAAATGAAATCATCGAGAGTGCTTTGAGATAATATGTTAATCCAGGATTAGCATCCCTGACATCTGTTAAACGAACGTGTATAAACGCATCGTTATTGCTTGAAAATCGACTAGTAAATGGATTTTTAGATAGGATAGACTCTTTGATACTTTTACTGTTTAGATAGTTGCGAATAAGCTGTACGGTATCAATCCTTTGAAAAAAGTTCCAATTAGGATCCAAATTAGCTTTCAAATACTCACTTTCGAATAGTTGAAAATAATTGTCTTCAGTTAATAGAATTGTATCTGTATAACTACGAGTACCGAAGAATAACTTTAACCCAAGTGTATCCATCTCTTGTTGATATGAATATTCAACAGATAAGTCATGTTTTTCTGCAATGAGACTAACTGCTATATTGCGAATGATATTATTACATAAACGACCATTACCTTTTATTGTACTAGTCATTTTAACAAGATTGTAATGACACTGTGTAAATTGTCTCACTATTATCGAAGACTCCATGCAGGATGACAGATCGTAGAGGGTATGAGCGAATAATCCTTCGGGTATATCTTGACTATATCAGGACTGTATAGTTTCATGAATCGACCCACATTCGAAGTATCGTCTGTCCAACACTCTGTACCTCGCATGCACACCATCAATCCTACCAACATTTCTTCGGTTTCAATCTGTATTTGCTGTTTTGACTTCTCTTCTAAGGATTGTATATCATGTCGTTTTTCACGCTCTCTAAAGAACTTATTGTGATACGAACCACGTTTCGTAGTCGGAACAATCGTAACGATCTTATTGTTAGGCAGTTCTTGTTGTAGTTCTTCAATCACGGTATAGTCGTCCGTTTGCACAAAGAACGTAGTAGATTCAGTATACTCAATCTGTTTGAGGATATCCTTCACATGAATATACTTCGCTTCTTCAAAGAGTTTATCGCCTCTTCGAACGAACAGTCCAATGAATGGTCCAAGTGAAGACACGATCGATTCAATTCTAGCGGTAAGATGCTCTTTCAATACAAAAATCTCACGAACTGCTATTATGTATTCTTCCAATGGATACTTCCATCCACTAGGCATGTTCAAATGCATACATCGTACACGGGATGCGTAGTAATTCTCTTTTAAGTCTAACGTTGTGAAGTAGTCGTGCCATCGATTGTAAGGCCAGTCTGCATGAGCGATATACAATGGAGTGTTGGTTTTCTTTGAGTGTATATATGCGTTACAGAGGAAGAAGAAGACAGAGAAGAATCCACCTACCATGTTATCCTTTCCGCCCGTTAGTATGAAATGAATAAGATCCATTAGTACTGAACTCACAACTGTTTTTGGGTTTCCAAACACAGTAGTTGGTTTTTATTAGTTAATTTCAAGTTTAGTTGGAGTATGCAAGACCTCCCATGCCGCTCATGACACGGAGAACGTTGTAGTTGACTGCATAGACTCGGACCTGAGCTGTTCGTCCAGCCCGCACTGTGTTGACTGAAACAGTGAGTTGGAGTGTTGCCTTGTCGATACGGGAGAAGTTGCAGGTGCCTGATGGCTGGTGCTCCTCTGGCTTGAGTGCAAAGGAGTAGACGCAGATACCTGGAGCTGTTGGTGTTCGGCTGTGGTGTTGGTAGGGTTGCACGTAGCTGAAGTATCGGCCCTCGCGCTCAGTGAATCGGTCTTGGCCGTTGAGTTGGAGCTTGGCGACTTCAGTAGGTGTCTTACCAGTACAGCGAGTGCCTGAGTCGAGGATAACCTTTGCGAGAAGGTAGTTGGTTGTGTCCTCGAAGAGGATGTTTTGATCATTACCACCTGGACCGAGTTGTGAGTCCAACCAGCTGGAGCCAGACAATGAAGGACCGACTGCAATTCCCAAACCTGGAAGGTAAGGACCTTGATCGCCTGCAAGTCCGACTGTTGGGATTTGTCCTACATTAACAGCCTGTCCGCCGAGTGCACCACGTGCGAGGACGTCCATGATAACACCCTCTGTGGAGAAGTCATCAGAGTAGTTGAATGGCTGGCATCCATTGACCTCTGCAATGTAGCTAGGTGCTGGTTGAGAGCAGTCAACAAATGAGTCACGTTGAACAACCCAGATAAGCTCCTTGACTGGGTGGTTGAAGTTGAGCTGGATCTTGTTGGAAGAGCTGGTAATGCTCTCTGCGCCAGTGAATTGGAGCTGCTCAATCAAGTACTCGTGTGTCTGTTGGGCGAATCTGCGTCTCTCCTCAGTGTCGAGGTAGATGTAGTCAATGTACAATGACGCAGCTGTGAGTGACTGGATTGCAGTTGGTGGTGAACCAGAGCTCATCTCATAGTAGCAGCAGTTGATCCATTGCTCGAACTCAACATTGATACGGACCTCGTGGTACTGGAGAGCAATGAGTGGGATTGCAAGACCAGGATTTCTGCAGAACCAGAACTGGAGAGGAACGTAGAGGGTTCGTGCAGGTGTGCCAGCACGGGGAGCGCAAGAGTTGGTTAACTCTGCACCGGCGCAGGAAACATCCAATGCATAACCCTTGCGATCCTTCATTAAAACAAGGTCGTGGGTGTTACCGATCATCTCATCGAGTGACTTGATGGTACCTGCATCTTGTGTCAACTGGGTCCAGATCTGCATCCAGTCACCATATTGTCTGTCAATTCGCTGACCACCAATCTCGAGCTCAACAGTCTTGATCATTCGGTGACCAATGTAGTTCAACCATCTGAAGCGGGTGACTGTGTTGTTGTTAGAGCCGTCGAGTTGGACTGCTGGGAGAACCACTTGGATGTAGGTTCTGAACATCAAGTCGGCGTTACGGTTGATGATGGCTGTAACGCGCTTGTTGAAGTCAGCTTGACCGTTGAATGTCACCTCAATGGACTCCATTGCGAAGTTTGTGTGACGTTTGAACAGAACCTTCCAGAAAGTGATCTGGGGGTTACCAGAGATGTAGATATCCTGCGCACCATAAGACACGAGTTGAAGAAGACCACCACCCATTTCGTTGTATGATACTCAGCAACAAAATTTCTTCAGCAAGAATCTACATATAGGACGACGTTTTTAAAAAATGCGCATCTATGCAGTCAACTGCGATACTGGTCGCGGCGAACGTCTTAAAGCTGCCGCAGCACCCTTAAACCTCGACATTGTATTGATTCAATCACCACTTAAAGACGATCCAGAAGTACTACGTCGTGGAGCTACCTGTTTCGAGCGAGGAACTTCCTATCCAACAGGGTGTGCAGCTACGTTAGGACATATTCGATGTATGCAGGCATTGGTGGATTCAGGTGATCCTCTTGCAATCATTATTGAAGACGATGTGAGATTTCACAAAGACTTCAATCGATTAATAGAAGCGGTAATTCCACATATGTTATCAGGAACAACAGACATTCTATCGTTAGGGTACATTAACATTCCTAGCGGTCAATGGAGTGAAGTAGGTGGAGAGTACTTGATTCGAAACGTAGGTGTTTCAAATCCTTGGGGAGCTCAATGTTACATGATTACTCGTGAATGGGCTTCTAAATTCTGCAAACTCTTTGAAGTAGACGATGTATCCATACCATATCAATCTCACTTTGTGACAGATTGGGTCATGTTTGATACAGTCTTAGGTGTTCGACGGGATACATTTGTCTACCCCATTGCAATCGAATCACCTTCTGAACAGTCCATTGCAGCATTGAATCAAGGTAAACCTGATCTATTTCAACATGTGAATGCGAATGATTTCTACTTGTAAACAAAACACTGTCTACATTGAGGAACGTAGAGTTCTGAACCACCAATCGCTATCTGATCAAATCCTGAATAAATCCTTCGACTGAAATGAGCAGGTTGTCCGCAAATACATAAACTCGTTAAGTGTGTGATCTTGTTTGCAAGAGGAATCGTGTTGAGAAACTCACCAAATGGGCGTCGATTCGAATCACCTGACAGTCCGATGAAGTAGACGGATTTACGAAGTGTATCCACTGCAAACTCTGCAAAAGGAACAAGTCCCTTAAAAAACTGAGCTTCATCAAGAATAATCACTGAAAAAGGGTCTAGAAAGTCTTTAGTCAAACTATTCAACGTATCGGTTGTAAAGCATGGAAGTGAATCACCATCGTGAGTTGTAATCTCATTTAAGTTCTGAAATCGAGTATCAATGGCTGGTTTTACAACCAACACGCGTAGACCTTGAGCGGTGTATTTCCGCACAAGGCTTAATGCGTACGATGTTTTACCCGCAAACATAGGACCCATCACAATCTCTAAGGACATTCAATGATTATAATACATTGTTAATCTGTATGCGGTTTATATGGACCTTTGAGTAAAAATAGGAATGGATCAAGATCAATATATGGCAGTATTCGTTGTCTGTATTCTAACCTCGTGTGGAATTGGATGTGGTATTTATGGCCTAGTCAAAATATTCAGTAAGCGATATAGACCTGTAGCTTTATCCGATCAAGACTCTATTCCATAACCATATGTGGTACAATGTGCATAGCCTCGAGTTCCTGCATCCACAACTTCATCGCGTATGGAATGGTCTTTTGAACGAAGTCCGTTTGATTTCCACACGATCCGCAAGAATACAATCCTTCTTCTGGATTGACAACTGCTAACGTACCGCAGCTCTTACAAATACCTGTCATGAATGGATCCGATACATCCATCAGTCGTTCCTTAGTGAATGCGGACGCTCCGTGAGAGATCATACAATCACGTTCCATCTCTCCTACACGCAATCCACCATCGCGAGATCGTCCTTCACATGGCTGTCGAGTCAGACTTACGATCGGTCCACGTGCTCGAGAATGTTTCTTATCAATCACCATGTGTTTCAACCTCTGATAGAAGGTAGGTCCCATGAAGATTTCAGCTTCAATCATTTCGCCAGTTTGTCCATTGTAGAGGATCTCGTTGCCGTAAGGATGCATTCCGTAATGAAGCATTTGTTCACGCAACTGATCGACTTTAAGATGGGAATACGGAGTTCCGTCACCTAAGTTTCCTGTACGAACACAAATCTTACCGAAGATACACTCCATTAGCTGCGCAATCGTCATACGCGAAGGCACAGCGTGTGGATTCATAATCAGATCTGGACGAAGACCGCTAGCTGTAAAGGGCATATCTTCTTCGTTCAATAACATTCCAACCGTTCCTTTCTGACCGTGTCGAGAACTGAACTTATCTCCGATTTGAGGAACGCGTTCAGAGACAACGCGTACTTTTACGAAGGGATACCCGTCCGAGTTCTTGTCTTGCCACACACCGTCAATTCGTCCTGGTTCTGCATTCTTATGCGTCGTAGATGCATCTCGAAAGGGGTATCCTGCTGTATCGTGACGTAGATTGACGACCTTTCCAATTACAACATCGTTTTCATCAATGTTTGCATGTAGAAGTGGAATTCCATTCTCTCCGATTGCTGCATAGCTTGTATTTTTGAACTTGCGTGTATTGTGTTTATGAGGCCGCATGAACTTCTCTTCGCGACCGGATGTGACGTTACGATGCTCTTCGTCCTTGTACATCGTGTAATAGAGTCCACGCATGAATCCACGATTCACTGCACTGCGATTCATAATGATTGAATCCTCTTGATTATATCCTCCGTAGCATGCGATGGCTACGATTGCATTCATTCCGAAGGGCATCTCTTGCATCTTGAGAATGTTCATGGATCGTGTTTCAACGATCGGACGAGAGATCGAACATAAGACATACGCGTTCTTATCAAGACGTTTCGCAAAGTTCGTTGCGTAGATACACATCGACTGTTTACCCATTGCCGATTGATAGGTGTTTCGAGGTGACTGATTGTGATCGGATAATGGAATGGTTCCAGCCATATGTCCGACAAGCATGGATGGATGAATTTCATAATGTGAATGTGTTGTGACTTCACTCTTAGTCAGTGCAATACGAAGGGTTTCAGTTTCGGATGCGTCAATGTATTCAACACAGCATCGAAGCCATGCGTTCCAGTCTTTACGTGCTTCGCCAACAGGTTCTGAAGCGCCGACTCTAAACACAGGTCGAACTGCACGTCCTCCATCGGTTTCAATAAGAATACTGTTCATTAACGTGTACCATGCAATAGACGTATGTGGATGAAGACGTAGTGTCTGCTTAGCGTTTCGCATTGACTGTACGATTGTGAGCGGATCGTTTGTATAGGCTACTAGAACACCATTGACTGTAATGGATGTGCCTTCATAGACTTTAGGCGTTGTGATCCATTGTACGGTTAGATCCGAGAGGAAGTGAAGGATCGTTGACGAAGGTACGTGTTGAGAGATGGAAGTGAGAAGTGACATCGTCTTCACAATACCTACTGAATGACCTTCTGGAGTTTCAACGGGACACATGAATCCCCACGAGGTACCGTGAAGTTTACGAGGTGCTAATAACTTACCCGATTTCTCAACGGGAGTCTGAATACGTCGTAAATGACTGAGTGTTGCAGCATACGACATTCGAGCGAGAACTTGTGAAACACCGACTTTGGTCGCATTGGATAAGGAGGTTGAACTGTTGGTTCCCATTCCTTGAACTGTAAAGTTACCTGTCGCAAGCGCTTGTTTCATCTTCCCTTCGATCGTAGATACTTTGAGAATCTTGTAGAGGTTGTTGATATTGAGAATCTCAAGTGGTTGTCCTGATTTCTTCCATCCGTCGTTATTGACTTCCTGTACAAACTCATTGCGCGTATCATTACAGACTTTCTGGAAGAGCTGACGAAACAGGTGAGTTAACAGAGCACCTGTAGTCACTACACGCTTGTTCGGATACGCATCTCGATCGTCGAGTGGAATGTGCTTGCAGTATGTGAGAAGTAATCGACGAATCATAGATCCCATTAACATCGTTCGACGAGCATTGAGGATTTCAGGTGTAGTGGTTTCGCCTGCGAATCGAACGTGAGGAAGGAACTCGGTAGTCAGAAGATGTCGTACGTAGGCACACTTGTCTTCTTGATTCGTTCCGTATTGAAGGTGATTTGTCAAGTAACGAACTGCATCGTCTTGTGTAAAGATTCCCATCTCTGAAGTATCACGGAATGAAGCTGCTAAGAGTTCTACATGGGTATCCTTTTCATCTCCCCAGACGATACGGGCTACTGTATGATCATCAATCACACCGAGTGCACGGAAGTAGACCATTAATGGAATGTCTTCGCGGAATCGAGGAACGCATACCACCATTGGATATCCGAATCCATTGAACTTTGAACTTAGGCGAATTTCAAGCTTCTTAGGAGGTGTCGTGAAGGATTCGTGTAGACTTTTGAGTTCGACGGAATACAAGTACTTGGATGAAGTCTTCTTATTCTGAAAGATCATGATACGATTGTCCGCTACCTTCTCTTGACAGAGAATGGTACGTTCAGATCCGTGAACGACAAAGTAGCCTAATGGATCGTGAGAGCATTCACCCATGTCCGTCATCGATGCTGGATAGTCTTTGAGAAGACAGAGGGAAGAGCCTAACATCACTGGAAGTTTACCCATCGAAATACCTTCAAAGACTCGGAATTCTTCGGTAAAGGTGTCGAAGAGTGGAGCTGCATAGGTTCGTGCAACGAATCGAATATCTGCGTACATTTGAGATGCATAGGTAAAGCTGCGTACACGTGCTTCCATTGGTAACATAGGTTTTACGCGTCCAGTTGCTTCTTGAAGGCGAGGTTTGAGATATGTGACGTTCTCAAAGGATAGACGGAATTCATACTTGTACTTCTTAGTGGTTTCATCTTGTTCGTGCCATACAGTGATTGGAGCAGTGGATTGAACAATGAGAGGTAGCTTTGTGCGAATGAAATCTTCAAAGGACTCAATCTGATGATCTACAAGACGACGAACACCCTTTGCGAAATACGCTTGAACAGCTTCCCATTCAGTCATACTGTTAGAATGCCCCGCTTCGTCTGTAAATAACGAGTATCCGTTTTGAGTAAACGAGATGCCCGAAGGAGGAATTCAAATTAATAAGGTCGACCATGTCGAAGCTAAACGGAAAACACAAAAGAATACAAAGACCTTTCCACAGGGAATTTTAAGAAAGTCAAATCGAAAAACTGCGCGAGTCATTGAAGGTGTTAAAGATCCTGCAAAGAGTCCTCCTTTCAAACCAGGTGTTCTTCGCATACTGACTCGAAAAGGTGAACTTCAAAGACGTAAACGCACACAAGGAACTCTCAAAACATTAAGCGATAAACAGGTTCGTGATAAGTTACGCAAATCTAAATTAGAAGTCAGCGACAAAACACCTCGTGAATTAGCTCGAACGATCCTAGAAGGCGGAACAGAAGCTGGAATGATTTCACCGTAAAAGACTAATGACGAGTATATGGGGTCCACTTGGATGGATGACACTACATTCAGCAGCGTCTTTATATCCAGACAAACCTTCCGAATCAGAACGTCAATTGATGACCAAATGGCTCGATATGTTTCGAGATACGATTACATGTCCTACTTGCCAAGGACATTTTGCAGAAATGCTCGCGAATTACCGTGCAACGTATCCTAACATGCTCTATTCACGTCACGAGTTCATGATGTTTACATTCAGAGCTCATAACGAAGTGAATAAACGTTTGAATAAACCTATCTATTCAACTGTACAAGCCTGTTTTGATGTGTTGCGTAAGAATGTTCAGTACAATAAATCAAATACATTCCGATTTACCTACATTAATCACATTACGCGTCATTGGAGGATCTTCCAGGATTCCTCTGGACTTGCAGCTATGAAACGTATTCATGAAATGAAGAAAATTGAGACGAATTACATGAGTCCGCGAAGTAATGAATTTGAAGTAGGGTTATCTGAAGATAACACGTTTATGCAAATTATACGTAGATCCGATGAACCATTGCGTCCTACACTTCAACCTGCAGGGGGTCGGATGGTGATGACGACAAGCGGATTTCGTTTACGCAAGTAAATGGACGCGCTGGATCCCATGGTAACGATATAAGTGGTTCGCTTTCCCATGTGTATCGTTTCATCCAGATAGGTCGCATATCTTTTTCTTCTTCATAGGATTCGTCGATGAATTTAACACGTCGTTTTGCT